TGTCGAACCCATAAAGCGCGCCGACAGCAGGAATGTCAGCGGGGACATATCCGGCCGTCCAGTTTGCTGATGCTGACGATAGCCTACTGTCGCTTGCGTCAATATCTAACAGACCGGAAAGATAAAGCCCAACAGGCAGATACCTGAACGTTGTTCCAGAACCATTCGGCGGAACTCCGTCCGTAGAAAACCAGCACACAATGCCGCCGGCAGAATCAAGCGCTTCTCCGAAGTTTTGTATCGTTGCAGCTTTCGACGCCGATACAGCCCCCCTTATTAGCTCTCGCCACGGCCCTGTAGACGCAGGGGATAGGCTCATATCGACACCGAATCCAGACTGAAAGACAGCCACATACCTGGCCAACCCAGGGGGAGAAGCACTCCAATACGCATCCCCTGGCCCCGGCGACGTTGGCGGGTTGTCGATCATCGCGTAATAGCCGCCAACAAGATCACCAATGAGAACTTCGCCGGGAGGGGGATTATCGACGTCGACAATTGAGAATTCATCGTTGTATATCAGGTACAGCAGACCCCCTCCGAAAAGACCTTGAATCGGTGTCGTGAAATTCCACCCGGTAGCCAGCGCCCCAGGACGCTTCTTAACACGCTGAATGCCTCCTCGCGTCTCCGCGTGAGCGTTGATCAAGCGCGCATCTTTCGTTACGTCGCTGATCGACGTTTTCAGCTCGGTTGCGAGAGGCAGTCTCACAGCGTCAGAATCCATGCTTCGCGGCCAGTCTTGAGCATCAGCGAGCGCGCGTTGCTGGCCTGGCCGGCTTCACGCGCGGACACCTGTAGTCCTGTAAAGATCGGCGCCATGTCGTCGTCCGCGTCCTCGGTGATCGGCTCGCCAACAGTCAAAGTGAAGGCGTGATCGCCAACGACTGCAACTGCCTTCCCAGCGAGACCTGCGAAGCACTGTGCATCGCCGGCCGTGACCGCGCCTCGTGACACCACTCCCGATCGCTTGAATGCCGTCGTCTCGGACTGGCTCTCAATCTGCACCGCCGCATTGACGAGCAAGGCCCCTGCCGCCAGCGTGCCGTCGCGGCTTTCGATGTCGGATGCGAGAGGTATTCTCACTGGTCAGATCCCGGACATAAAGCGCGCCATAGAGACGCTCCCGTACGCGCCAGCGAGAGCAAAATCGAACGTCGCAGGCTGTTGCTGCGTGTTGTTCGCCCGCTTGATGTCCGCAAGCGCATCGTCCGCTGTTTCGATCACAGATTGGCTCAGCGTCACGGCCGGGTATTCCGGCGCAAGATCGACCGCCAGCGCGTAGAGCAGCGCGCGCTCGTATCCAGGAGGAAAAGCCAAGTCATCATTGATGTCCGCAACGGCCGCAAGTTGCATGTCGATGGCAAGCGTAACCGTCAGAGCTTCGATTGGGACCGGCCAGAATCGCATCGTTCCAGCGGGAAATGTCGGATCGTAATAGATGCCTTCCGGGATCTCTGATTGCGTCGACTTCTGCAGAATGTCGTTCCACTGCGCTTGAGTCAGTACCGCAAGCGGGTAGTCTATTCCGCCGCGCGTCACAAAGGCGCTGTGCAGCGTAATCGGGCGCGCCCCGTCGAAGTCTGCGCCGCTACCGACTGAGTATTCCTGCTGGCTCGGCACGAGCGTGTAAGCGGCATTCTCGCGCCGAAACAGCGCCAGCCCTTTGAGATTCCAACTTTCGACGATCTGATTCAGCGCGGCTAGCGCGTCCGACTGCTCGTCTGCGTCCAGGGACTCTCCGGCCGCGACGGCTCCGAGCTTGCGCAGTGACGAGGTTACAAGCTGTAGAGCGGTTGTCATGTTTTAGCGTCCATGGTTGATAGTGTTGTCGCCTGATAAATGGTTCTGCGCCGATCATAAATCTCCATCGCACGCCCTCAAATACGCCACTTCGCGCCCGTCGTGCGCTGTTTCTGCGCAGTGATCAGGCAGGCACAAGTCAAGCTCGCGACCTTCTGGACGAAGAGACTAAAGGCCTCGTGTGCCGAGTTTTAGGCTGTAATGGCCAAAGCCCTGATCGATCAGGCGCGAGAGGTGTGCGGCGGCCTGGGCGACGGTGGTCATTGAGTTACGGGACTTGCGCCACGCCAATTCGGAAAACGTCGTCCATCTCATTGTTTGTCAGTCCTGCGCCGACGCGAAGCTGGTTGATATACACCATGTATCTGGTGAATTTATCGCAGTGGATCCACATAACCTTCTGTGCAGGCGTTCCGGTCCCGGCGATCTGGTCGGCAGGGTCTTTTGCATCTACTCCAACAATGCCTCGGATATACGCATCCGCAGCTCTTAGCTTTACCTGTCCGCCGACCGTAAGAATTCCGGTCATTAACTGCCATTTAGACAGCGTAATGTCGCCAACCGGCACTGAGAAATCTGGGATATCCTCTCCGGTAAAAACAACCAGGTCTCTGCCGTTTACCCAAACGTGCTTTGGATCGGATACCGCATCCGCTTCTGCTCGGCCAGACTCTGTGTTCTGAAATCTTTGAATAGACATGTTGTTATGCTCCGTATGCTACCGTGAAGAAGTCGTTATACACGACGACCGATACGCGATTGTCTGATATTCTCGTCGACATGGTTGCCGGCTGTGCCGAGCTAAAATCGACCGTTGTGAAATCCCCAGAGATAGTGGCACCGTCAACCGCTCCGATTCGAGTTGAACACTGCGTGTTAAGCACTCCCGCATTCCTTACGGTTATAGAGGCATCAGTGTTAGCTGTTGTCGTTAGCGTTCTCAAGTGCGCCAACGTACCAGCAAGCCTAAGATACACATATCTTTGATAGCTAGAGCTCTCTCCAAGCGTCTTGCTCTTCCACTGCATGACCCCGTTTGGCCCTATCTGAGCGGGCGTTATCGTAACTTGAGTAAAAGTTACCTCGCTTGTAGTTTGCGTGATTCGCCCAGGGGTTGCGTTTGCAAAGGGAGTTGGAGCCCCTGGCGCACGTTGCGGAAGCTCCAGTTCTGGCAGGTATTGGTTATTGTAGAAAATGCCACTCGTTTCCGACGACATCGTAAAAAAATACCAGCCGGCCGCGTTTCCAAGACCTCCAGCATTTGCTGGAAGCCATCCATACCCGACGGGTAACAGAATCCCAGACAGAATGGTCGCAGAGAGCGTGAATGCCCCTGCTGCGCCAGTAAACGAAAGTCCGTTCGATCCGCCATCGCCAGCGAAGATAACGAATGGCATCCTAGAGGACAGACGATGAACTGGCTCGCCAATCGCCGCAAGCTCTGCGGCGAGGTTCGGCCGTCTCACGTCTACGCTGCTAGAATCAAATACCGCAGTGTCAGTGACTGACACATATCCAGATAACCACAGGTCGCGCGCCAAGCTCCACGAAAGCGTATACGACGACCCGCTTACTAGCGGCCGCCCAAACATATCAAACCGACCGTTTTTTATGCACGTTACAAAAACATCATTCATTGACGCCGCTCCAGATAGCGCCGAGGTTTCCCCCGGCGCCTGTGTTTAATGACCGCCGTTAGACCGTGTAATACTTGACGGCAAACTCCGGATAGTTCGCCGCCCAGCCGAACAGCACATCGAGCCGGGTTATAACGTTGTCATTGGTCCCGTCGTAGAAGTCGGTGACCTTGATCGTGTAGCCGTTGTGCGAGATTTGCTCCACTCGCGCGCCGGTGCCGTCTGGCGGGGTTGCCATCGGCACCATGGCGAGAGTAAAAGCATCCTCGTGGAATCCGACATTGCAGCCGTAGGAGGTCGATGCAGCACCCTTGATGACGTAGGGCTGTGCGGTCGTCGGTGAAGCCGTGACGTTCTGGTACGGGCCGCTGGTAACAATTGCCGGGCTGATTGAAATTGATGTAGCCGTGGCCACTGCGTCAGCCGTGACCACGAAGTCTGCCAGAACGCCGGTACTGACCCGCGACTGCGGATTAACCGCGAAGACGCCAGGCAGGGTGATTACAGTGCCTGCAGCCAGCGTTCCGCCAGCCACAGCAATGACCGTAATTGTCGATCCGGTCTGTCCAGCACCGTTGATGTTGGTCGCAGTCGCCGCCCCGTTGGTGTGAACGGCCACGTTTTGATCCATCGCATATGACAGACCGAGCGCGTCGACCATCAGTCCGGAGTCGTACTGCCGCCCAAGCTTGGCCTGCCCGTTGAACAGTCCGGCGAATCCGCTGACGCTTGAGGCATTGAGCGCCGGGTTCATGACCAGCCCCCGCATGTTGTCGCGAGGGGCGCCCATTTCATCGAGTCTGCGATTGATGTTGGTAATCGCAGCAACCGCCTCTGCTTGAGTCGTTGGCAGCGCTCCGGCCGGGTTCAGGGTGTTATAGACGGCAGTCTTGGCAAGCAAAAGTCCAACGCGATCGATCTCGTTGACGATAGTCGCCGCTGCCGCGTTGATTTTCTTCTGGATGCGCCGGTCGGTGATTTGCAGAGTGCGTTCGAACAGGTTGAAGTTCAAATCCGCGCCGCCTTGCGACAGGGTCAGCGGAACAGAGCCGTCGGCCGACGCTTGCGGAACGGCAACGCGGCCCGATCGGTACGTGTAGCGCGAAGGCTTGCGGATGTTGATAGTTGCGCCAGGCTCGTAGCCGTCCTGCATCGATGCTTTTTGGACGGTCTCATAGTCGCGATTGACCATACCTCCGAAGGCGCAGTTGTTCTCGATAACGGCCAGTGTTTCTTTAGCCAGAATGCTGGAAGTCAGCAGCGTATTGCTCATTTTTTAATGCTCCGTGATGTGGATTATCGCCGCCTGAATGTCGCACCTTGTTTGCGACGGGCTGCGATGTATTGGTCCATGTTTGCAGTGGCCAGATTGACCGACGCAGGGGCGCTCGATCGTGCTGGCGTAATTGGCGCAGGCGCTTTGCTGGCCGGCTTTTCTCGTGGCGCGGCAGGAGTCGATAGCGATGCCTCTATCCGTCCGATTTCCCTCGCCGCTGCCAGCGGAGATAGGGAGTTGATACGCTTTACCGTTTCCGGGTTTTTAGCCAGGTGATACGCAAGCTCCGGTCCTGAGTCGCTATCGAGCAGAGAATCGACGACGTGCGGCGCAACCTGCACGCTCGACTTGCCGATAATGTCGTCATAGTCGGGAGTGGCTTGCCGGAAGGCGCCTTGCCGCTCGTGCCATGCTTGCGCTTTGGCCTCTACGGCCCGAGACTCTGCCGCTTGTGACCGCTCCGCGTCGCGACGCCTGAACGCCTCTGACACGCGCTGATCAGCCTTCCAATCTGCCAAGGCCTCGACGTAATCGTCATACGACCCGTACTTGTCAGGGCTTGGCTTGTCGGCTGATTCGGCCGGCTTTCGCTCGGCGGCTTCTTTCCAGTGCTGCGCCTCTCGCTCTGCCTCGTGCGCCCGCTTGGTGAGTCCGTTGATGCGGTCACGAGCGCTGCGCCTTGGCTTCTCCTGCGGCTTTTCCTCGCCGCCTTGGTCGTCGCCTTCGTTGCCATCTTCTGGCGTCTCGGCGGCTTCCTGCGACTCAGTCTTCTGCAGGTCCTCGGTTACGGTTTCCGGCGTATCAGTGCTTGCGTCAGCCGGCGACGATGTTTGCTGCTCTTGTGCTTTATGCATGGATATCTCCACGATCAATACTGCTGGCCGGGCGCGTACTCAGGAGGCTGGCCAGGCCCCTGCGCGGTTGTTGGTTCTTGATTCTGTTGTTCTTGAGTCTTCATTGCCGCAGCGTTGAGCGATGGCGGCGGCCGCATGCTCTCCATGAGCATTGCGATCCAGCCCTTGAGTTCCTCGACATCCTGCTTGCTGTTGGCGTTGATCTGCGCAACTCGCTCTGACGACTCAGCG